AACTGATATAACGACATTACCTGAGCCACCTACTTTAGGTGTTAGTTTTCTTACTTGTTTAACAGTATTAGTGTTGCCATCTAAGGTTAATCCTTTTCTTTCTAGTGTCGATATGTAGTTTTCACCATCGAACTGTCTGCCAAAATCACCACGATACAATTTAGTATCAGATGTTCCTGCCATCAATATACTTCTTTCTGTAGGATTATAGGTTCTTTCTCCCCATACCCCACTATAATCTGTCCATGTATCTGTCTGTGTATTCCAAGTTATGGACGTAGCACCAGGGTCTACAATTCCATTACCAATGTGATAAATGTCAGGCAAATCACGAAAAGTAAATGAGTTATTAACATAGTTATAAATTAATGCTTTGTTACAATATTGCGACCCTACAGTAGGATAGCATACCCACATTTCTGTTTGTTGTACGTTATGTGCAACGAAAGTGAGATTATAATATGCATCATTTATGTTATCAAATAATTCTTTTTTAACTAAGTCAGTAGCTACCGAATTTTTCCTTACCCCATCATGTACTACTAAATCACCTTGAGTAACTACAAAATGTCTACCATCAAACTCAGCTACACAATTTCTACTTAATACACCTGTATCGTTAAATAACTTTTGAAAACTAAATACTAAATTACCACCGATATAGTTAGCTAACCATGTAGAGTTTTCTTTGTATATTATAAATGATTGTTTAAGTGCTAGACCATCAACAATAAAGTCTGACTCATCACCTATGGTAACTTCCCCTGCATCATTAGTAGAAGAAGATGTCCATGATGATGGATAACTAAAGTTTTCTGCTGCATCACCCCATTTAACTTTGTTAGGAAATTCTGTACTAGATGTTGTTATTCCTAATGCCATCAAATAATTACCAAATGATTTAATAGTTTTGCATATATCTGCTGCATCCCAATTAGGTAAATCTACAAAGTTAGTAGCACCTACGTTAGGTAATGCTTGTGGCTTATCAACACCATTACAAAAGACGGGAAGACCATTATATACAGTTCCTGTCCAATTACCTACTGTAACTAAATTCGTGCCATAATCGCCACCTGAAGTCCTTGTAACGTCTGTATGAGTAGTACCATCAGTTCTATAAATCTTTGCTGTGCCTGGATAAAACCAATATGATGCTGTTCCAGTAGACCAGTTAAGTACAAAGTATGGAGCTACTGTAGGTGTGCCAAATACTGCATCATGTCCTTTAATTTTCTTTCCTGCATTATCAGTAAATCTTATATTACTTGCATGTGAATAAAACTCAGGTGGGAGTACAGTATTGTTTGTATCCTTTATCATGCCCTTTGGGGCAGGTGCTACAAATGTTGCCATTAGACTGTACGTTTCCACATATATACTACGATATATGGTTGTAAGTTATTGTGGGCATTACCACCACCAGTATTGCCTGTCGACACATTATCTCCTAAAGTTCTTCCATTACCACCTGTGACATCCACATCGTTTGCGTTAGGTGCAGGAAGAATACCTGCAGGTTGGTTGTGATTATGAGATGGAATTTCAGAAGTTGTTAGTGTATGTGTTTTAGCACCACCTGTTTCTTCTGCTGTATCAAATTCTGTTTGTGATGCATCTATACCTACTGGAACACGACCTGCACCAAATGCTACCCATGTACCAAAACCTAATAAAGTTGCAGGATTAGTGCTATCACTTGCATTCATGTAAATAGAACCAACAGGATATATGTTTGCTAGTGTAGCTATTGTGTTGCCACCTAATGTTCCTGATCCAACTGACAATGCACCTGTAGCAGTAATATTTCTAATACCTGTTACATCTTTACTTGCATCAACAGTTAGTGCTTTTGATGCTTCTGCTGTACCAAGTGTTGCTACATCTACATAGTTAAGTTCTGTAGTGTTGGCAGTACAACCATCAAGTAAATTTAATTCTGTATGTGTTGCTGTCATTGCCCCTGTTATGTTAGGGAATGTATTTTTTATTGTTGATTTGAGTAATCTTATGTGGTCATCACCTTGAGCAACAGAATCAGTTGCCCCTGGATTTGAGGTATTAAGACTGTCTATATATGTTCCTGTTTCTAATCCCATTATTCTAGTTCCTCTGCTGTTGGTTGTGTTTCAGTTGGGTGATTCCATGATTCAATGTATGCACCATTACCATCATCTCTTAATATAATTGTTCCATCTATATTAAAATCATCTTTAGTTAGGTTTGGTCTGAGTTCCAATATTTTTTGTGCTAACGACATGATATCTCCTATGTAATAAGTTTAAACATTGACCACATTGATTGATTAGTAAATTGTAATGTACCTGATGTTATATTAGAAAATCCATAAATTTCAAGTTCATCACCTGCAGTTAAGTCAATTATTCTTGAAAAACTAGGAGAAAATTTCATAAGATAATTACCTGAAAAATCATTAACAACTAATGGAGTTCCAGCTACACCGTTTTTATAAAGTCTTATGTAACAATTTTGCATAGTTGTTGCTACACTTGATTGAATATTTAAATGCACTTCTATTTGATAAATACCATCTTGACCTGATGGTACTACAAATTTATAATTTGTATTGTCAAATCCTGAACTAGTAGATTCAGACATTATTGTGTCAAATTGTGCTTTAGTATAAGCAGCATCGGTTGCACTATGAGTTGTGCCAATTCTTGCAACAAAATATGGAGTATTATTTCCACCTACAGTTATCTCTCCTGAATTTGCAGGTAAAGTAAGAGTATTTGTACCTGCTACAGCAGGTGCTGATATTGTTATTTCACCTGAAGTATCACCAGTTAGTTTTATACTTGCCATTAATCTGCTTCCTCTATTGTGTTACCCTCGGCAACCCATTCTTGAATTGCTTGGTAGTGTGTGTTTGCTGTGTCTAGTGGAACGAGATATGTTTTGCCATTTATAACTGCTGTTATGCAGATATTATCTCCCTCAAATGCTTGATATTGTGCTGATGTAACTTCCATTATAACTCCGAATCAAATGCTATTTTAGCACTTGCATTATATGTATATACCGAACCACCATCTCCTTGTGTTCCTGATATTTCCGAATTGTTATCTAATTGTACTCCATTAACACTTGGTCTTTGTAGTTGTGTAAATGAACTAAACAAATCGTGATTGTTGCTTCGGCTAAATCTAAAATATGATGTGCCTGTATCTTGGTCTAAAGATGGAGCTGACCTCATTGTAGTTGGAAAATGAACAGAGCAAGTCAATAAACTAGAACTAAAGTTTGCTCCTGCACCTATAGTTTTATTTAATCCCTCTGCATGAACATAATAATACCTTTGACATCTTCTTAGACTTGTACCTCTATCTTCAAACTGAAAGTCAGGTATGCTGTTAGCATCAAATGTTCCTACTTCTAGTTGAACACCTGTTATATAAAATGTAGCACTATTTGTCGCAATCCATTGAGCAGAACCACTTGTTCTAGTAAAATTTCCTGCTGACCAAGCATTTGCTGATGTTTCATAATTTGAGCCACTACCTAAGTCAAATGAAATATTGATTCCAATGGTATTATCTGTTGTCCATGTTCCTGATGTGTCTCCTGCTACTGTAATAGTTTTCTTTTCCCAAGTGTCTGCTGAACTAATAGAATATGTAGCAACATAAGAACGATTAAATGCATTATTGTTAAACCCAACTCCAAATGTTCCTGTTACAGAAGAACGAACCCAAAATGATAATGTAATAGTTTTTGCACTTGATGTTCCAAATTGTAAAAAACTTGTATTGTTAGCTTCAACCTTATGAAACAAACTATAAATATCTGCTGATGCAATAGAAGAATCTGCTGTAGTTACAGTAAGTTTTTGGCTATATGTAAACCCTTGTCCTGTTGGAACAGTTGTATTTCGTTGAGCTGTAAATACACCACCACCAGAGCAGTTGAATCCAAATCGGTCTAAAACATATCCATAAGAAGAAACACTTACACTAGAGCCACTATTTCTTTGGTCTATAGCCATATCACCATTTATAATCAATGG